ATGCCTACCCTCAGACAAGCCACTCTCTTAACTCTTCCAGATGGTACCTACCCTGATGGAAACAATCTCTACTTCCGAGTAAGGAACCAAGGAAGAACCAGAGAGTTCCTCTACAGATGTACCATCAAAGGTAAGCCTACCTTTAGATCTCTTGGTTCCATCAAGAAGATCCCTACCCTCAAGGAAGCTAGGCAAAGGGCTAAAGAGTACATCCCTGAGGAGTCTGTCACAAAGATCCTCTTTAAAGACGCCTATGAGAAAGCTCTACCGCATCTTCTTCTACAGAAGCAGTGGAAGAGTCCAGATGCACCTAAGAGGTTCTCTCAGTACATCCATAACTACTGGATGCCTTCCTTTGCTAATGTCTACGTACATCTCATAACAACAGAAGACATAGCCAACACTATCAAAGATGCTTGGTTAACCAAAACTCCTTCAGCTAAGCTAGCTCTAGGCTTCCTAAGGGCTCTCTTCAAAGTATTTATCATCCTGGGATACTGTGAGAGTAATCCTGCTGTATGGGAAAACAAGCTGGAAGGTATTCTTCCTCCCTTTGCTAGGATGCATAGACAAGAGCATATGCCCTACATCTCATCTAGAGAAGCCAGAGACTTAATTACCAGACTCTTGGCTCCTAGGAATTACAGAGTAGGTACAAGGGTTTATTTGCTTATCTTTGTTATTCTTTCTGCTCTTAGAGTTGGGGAAGCTCTTAGTCTTCAGTGGTCTTTCATAAAGGAATCTGATGACCTAGGAAAGTACTTTGACATACCTGCTGAGCTTAGGAAAGGAAGAATCAACTCCAATCATCTTCTTCCTATAACCAAGGAGATGGACTACCTGTTATCCAAGATTCCCAAAGACAGCAAATACATCTTCTCCTCTTATAAGACTCATAAACCTATAAACAGGACATGTGCCACTAAGATCTTCTCTGAGCTAGATATTCCTTGTTCCTTCCATGGATTCAGGTCTACCTTTAGAGTATGGGCAGCAGAGAACTCCCTAGATAATGATGCTAGTGAGTTTATTCTCTCTCATCAAATAGGTACTAGAGTAACTAGGTCCTACTATAGAACAGATCTCTATCATAAAAGAAAAGAGATACTTACTCAATGGAATAAGTACCTCTTCTCTCTAATAGATATAGAGGTATAAAGAATCTTCTTATGTATTTATATACTTCTATTTTTGTTTCGGGGCGAATCCTATAGAGAACTATATAGACTGTCAATAGAAAAAGCAAGTACCTTCAGAAAAATATGGTAGGATTTGATCTATATCAATTCTGGAGGTTTAATGCTTCATTCTCTTTATTTAGGGTCCTCCATTGCTATTTCATGGGCATGGGGGACTTCTCTTATTTTAGGTATGCAAATAGCTCAGACTAAGGGTATAGATGCATTTGGTATCTGGGCTTCTGCTAACTGTTTTACTCTGGTTCTTTTTGGTTGGCTATATAGAAAAGGATTTATCTTTGAAGAAGTCCTCAACAAACCAGTAGTAAAGATCTTCACCAACCTTATTCAGATATTCTGTCTGATTATCCAACTAAAGATACTTAATGAGACGTTACTCAACTTTGTCTCTCCCATATCTGCATATCTTCTATCAGCTGGTATGGGTATAGGTCTAACCCTCTTCATGTATTACAGAGGATTAGCAGAATCCATACGAACAGATCTATTTCAGGGTATCTTAACCATTACAACGCTATGTGTAATGGCTTACTTATGCATGGATAAGGCTAGTTTACCTATATTAAGGTCAACTACCCCAGACATTACATGGGGATTATGGTCAGCATGCATCTTATTGTCAGGAATAATGACTGACATTCAACATTGGCAAAGAGCCAAGGTTAATAAAGCATTTGCATTTGAATGTACTGGGTTAATATTTGCAATATACTTATCTCTTGTATATTTCCTAAGCAAATTTGAATTCGACTCAACACTTAATACATTACTTTTAGTTGTAGTAATAGGTGTAACAACCTCAACTATAGACTCTATTGCAGTAGCACTCCATAGAGACTTCGGAAAGAAGAATGGAACTCTCATTGGTCTAGGTATTTGTCTAGGTTTCGGACTATTACTTGAATTGAGTGTTCTTTCAATCTGGAGTTACTTTGGAAGCATAAGAGTGGCTCTAGCTCTATACATTCTTTATTGGTGCACTGTAAATAGACATGACTATAACTTACGAAGAAGTTATCCTTCTCTGCAATAAGTATTTAAAGGCTATTATTCCTGGTTCAACAGGCCATCATCCTATTTTTAACGGAATTGAAGGTGGGGTAGCTCTTACGAAGAGACTTTATAAAGTTTTAAGAGATGCCAAATATTCTCACTTGGTTCAAGGTAACTCTTTAAACATTCTTGAAGCATTTAAGATTGCTGAAGAACTGTTAAGAACCAAAAAGAAGGTCTACATTGTAGGTCTTAACCATTGGTTCAAATTAAAAGATCTCGAACTAATTAAAAGCATCTATCAGAAAGATTTTATTAAGTAGTCTTCTCAAAATATAATTAGCCCATATTCTTAGGATTTATATAGGACATGGGCGACGATTTACAAGACATTTCTGATGCACTAATAGCCAACTCATCAGTAAAATGGGGAATGGGTGGAGGTGCTGCTACCTCCATCTTTGGTTCTTTATCAAATAATGATTTGTTGGTTATTACAGGCATCCTTACCACTGGCTTAGGTTTCCTAGTAAATCTTGTTTATCAGTACAAACGAAACAAACGAGCTGAAGAAGCTTTTGCTCTTCAAAAGAAATTACTGGAAACACAAATAGCCAATGAACAAAAACATAACTAAAGCAGGATTGATTAGCGCAATCATTGCTTCAGTAATCCTAGTTGAAGGTACCTACTCCAATGATCCAGATGATCCAGGTGGAGAAACTAAGTATGGGATTACTGCTAAAGTAGCTAGAGAGTATGGTTACACTGGAACCATGCAAGATCTATCAATAGAAGAAGCTAATAAGATCTATTCAACCCTCTATGTCTACAACCCTGGATTTGATAAATTCATTACCATTAATCCTGCTATAGCGCACAAACTAATAGATGCTGGGGTAAATGTAGGGACAAAGAGAGTTTCTTACTGGCTCCAATACTCTTTAAACAACTATTCAAGAGATGGTAGAGACTATGCAAAGATCTCTACTGATGGAGTTATTGGTCCAGCCACAATCAATGCTTATAAAGCTCTAGAGAAGGCCAGAGGTAAGAATTTAGCTTGTACTCTTATCCTTAAATCATTAGATAGCTACCAAACCTCTTATTACATCTCATTAGATAGGTACAATAAGTATTTAGTTGGTTGGATAGATAAGAGAATAG